TAGCAAGCACAACCGGGAAGGGAAATATAACAGCATCAGGTGATATAAGTGCAAGTGGTAATTTAATCACAACAGATATAACAGCTTCAGGTGATTTATCTATATTAGGTGGAACAATTGATTTAAAAAATGAAGGAAGTGCTTCTAAGATCTTATTTTATTGTGAAAGTAATAATGCACACGCTCAAACTGTACAAGCAGCACCTCACTCAGACGTCGCAAGTAACACTTTAGTGTTACCTTCAACCGGTACTAAATTTGCTACACAAGACGGAACTGAAACATTTACAAATAAAACTTTAACAAGCCCTGATATTAATACCCCTGATATAGATGGAGGAACCATTGATAATACTGTAATTGGTAATTCTACAGCTAATGCTGGTACTTTTACTAGCCTAACAGCCACTAGTATAACATCATCGGGTAATATAAGTGCAAGTGGTAAACTTATAACCTCAGAATTAAGTGCTCCTGGTGATCTTACAATTGATGCTGACGGTGCCGATATTCTTTTAAAAGATGGTGGAACTGAGTTTGGTAGATTTAAAAGAGATACATCTGATTTTGTAATAAAGTCTGCAGAAAATAATAAAGATATTGTATTTAGAGGTCAAGATAACGGGGCAACTATTACAGCTCTAACACTTGATATGTCTGAAGCTGGAAGTGCCACATTTAATAATCATATAACAGCATCAGGTAATATAAGTGCAAGTGGGGATATTACCTCAAATACATTAAGTACAAGTGGGGATATTACCTCAAATACATTCGAAACCATATCAACAACACTAGCTTCTGATTCAGTGACCAACGTAGATACATTCAATAGTTCGTCATATAACGGCGCTATATACGACTATATCTTAAAAGACACCGGAGTCGGTGCCCGCGCAGGCCAATTCATGATAGCGCACGATGGTGGCTCAGTTACGTTCACAGATACATCAACTAAACATTTAACAGATTCAACAATCCCTGAAATTACAGCTGATATTAATGGTGCAGATGTAAGAGTAAGAGTAACAAACGGAAACGGATATACATTTAAATCATTTGTAAAGAAACTTTAATATTTATGTCTGAACCTTTGGACAGTGAAAAAGGAACAACATGGCAAACGAATTTATAGCAAGAAAAGGGCTTATAGCCTTAGAAAACTCCCAAATAACAGGTAGTTTAAACGTATCAGGAACTTTATCTATTCCTGGGTTTACAAATGTATCCGCTTCATTAGCAGCCGCAACCGCAGGTGGGGGAACTATTACAGGTGTAACTGCAGGTAGTGGTTTATCAGGCGGTGGTTCATCAGGTGGTGTAACAGTAAATGTTGATTACGGTAGTGGTACTATCATAACGGATGCTGGAGCTTTTAATACAGGAGGTACTAGCGCAGCTAATGATTTACTATTAGTTCACCATAATGATGATAGCGAAGCTCAAAAAGTAGGAATAACAGCCTTTATGGATGAGTATAAAATAGTAAATAGAACGGGTACACCTGTAGATAATGACTATGCTAAATTCACAGATGCTAATACAATTGAAGGAAGAAGTTTTTCAGAAGTAAAAACAGATTTAAGTTTAGGTAATGTAACAAATGAATCTAAAGCTACAATGTTTACTTCACCTACTTTTACAGGTAATGTAACGGCCTCAAGCAATATAAGTGCAAGTGGTAATATAATAGGAAATAAAATAACATCTTCAGGTGCCGTTAATATAGGAGGTATTTTATCAATCCCTGGATTTAGTAATGTATCCGCTTCATTAGCTGCAGCAGTTGCCGGTGGCGATAATTTAGGCAACCATACAGCTACTCAAGACTTAAATTTAGATAATAATAGTATTAAAAACCTTCTTAATATATCGGCTTCAGGTGGTATAAGTTCAAGTGGTAAGGTAACGTCTGATACATTAGATGTAGATGGTTTTATATCATTAGGAGGAGTTGATAGTATTGTTAATAATAGTGGTACTATAACTTTTGGTAATAATTCAAATGTAACACAAATCAGATCATCAGAAGCCATTTCAATACCCTCTATTACCACTGCTAATATAACGGCATCAAGTAATATAAGTTCAAGTGGTACAGGATCTTTTGCCCATTTAAATCTTCCTGGATTTAATTTTGATTCTGAAGCTTCCACTACTGAGTTAATTGTAGAAGGAAATATCACAGCATCAGGTGATATAAGTTCAAGTGGAACTATAGTTATGTTAACAGCATCTATTGGAGGAGGCATATTTACTTCTGCTTCATTAGCAGGTGGTGGTGGTGGTGGTTCAAGTACATTAGCTGGCCTTTCAGATGTTAATTTTTCAAGTTTAGCTAATAGCGATCTAATTCAATATAATAGTACAGCAGGTGAATGGCAAAACACAAATTTAGGATTAACAGTAACACCTATAATAAGTTTCGCGGATATATCTTTTGTTTCAGGTGAAATAACAATAACAAACTCTGCTTCTTACGATGATCCATCAATATTTTGTCAAATTAAATCTGGAAGCACTGTAGTAGTTCCAAATTCAAGTATGTCTTTTAACGAAGCTACCGGTAAAATAACATATGAGGATGTAGAAACTGAAGCCTCAAGAAGTATTGAACTTAGAGTACAGGATTTTGGGGATTTACAGAGCGAATTAGTAACAGGTAGTTATATGAAAAAAGATACTAATTTTAGATATTGGAGATTAATATATAATGCAGAATCGTCTAATAGCCATACCTATTTAAAAAACTTTAGATTATTTGATGATGTTAATCAATCAGGAAACGCCTATCCGGATAATATGACATCAAATGTTCTCCCATCCCCCTATTCTGCTTCTGGAAATTATAAATATAATTCTACTTATGATTATTTTAAAGCATTTGATAGTAGTACTGCTAGTTCTGGATGGTGGACAATAGGGTCTAATACTAAAGGTAAATTCATAAACATAGATTTTGGTACTGCACAAAATATAAAAAGTGTAAAAATACGATTTAATCAAAGTTATTATGTAGCTACTAACCTTTCAGTAATAGGTAGTAATAATGCAGATTATAGTGATTCAGTAGCTCTTATTGATAGTGCATCTGTTGTCACTACCGAAACCCCAACTTTAGCAATAGTAATAAATTAACATGGAAGAACAATGTAAAGCTAAAATATTAGAATATGCTGATGAAGAAATGCAACGTAATGCTGCATTAACAGGCGAACATAAAGTATATGTAAATACTGTACTTACTTTACTTCGTGATGAATATCATAAACAAGTAGCTGCAGGTGAAACTACATTTACTGTACCCACAGAAATTACTAATTTGTTGAATTCTATAAAACCTTGGTAATAAAATTTATTCATTTACCTAAATGCCAACTATAAACGCAAACAGAGTAGGAAACATTCTTAATTCAAATGCCAACTTTACTACAGCTAGGCAAACAGCAGGTACTGTGGCGGATGGTACTTTTAGCGTTAATGATGCTATATCTTATCAGTTTGACTCATCAAGAGGACAACACCGTATACGACGATCTTATATCCATTTTGATGTAAGTAGTGTTACAGGGGTGGTAAGTAGTTTAACTTTAAATTTAACAGGAAATACTAATACTAGTTCAGATCTTATAGTACTTAAAAGTACAGCTTTTGGGGGAGATGGAGGAACAGCTTTATCAAGTACTGATTATTTTACTAATGTAGATTTTAATACTAAATACTCAGCTGAAGTCACTTCATGGAGCACTGGTACTAATAATATAACTTTAAATTCAACAGCAGAAAGTGATATTCAAAATAATGATGATTTTGTAGTTGTTTTAGTAAATCATAATAATGATTTTTCTAATAGTGCTGCTGCAGCTACAACTTCTCAAAATAGTGGTCTAAATCTTAGTTCTCTATCTAATGCCCAAATAATATTTACTGAAGGCACAGTAGCATCTGATAAAAACATTTTAAGTATTCCTTCTGGTAGGCTTATACTTTCTTCAGGTAAATTTACAATATAAATTTAGGTTTTTTAAAATTAATACATACGTATATGTAAACATATAAAATTAATAGTTATGGCAATTAAAGAATCAAAAACTTCAAAACTTACTACCGAAGAAATAACTGAACTTAATGAACTTCGTATTAAAACAAGTGAACTCACTTTTCAAAGAGGACAATTAGGTATAGCGGAAGATAATATTAAAAGGCAACTTAATCAATTAGCTGAAAGTTTTAACGAATTATATGCAAGTGAAACAGAAATCTCTTCAAAATTATTTAGTAAGTATGGTAAGGGAGAAGTTAATCTAGAAGAAGGAACTATTACTACTACCGAAGAATAATTTTTATAGGGTTCGACCTTCTTTTAGATATTTATTATTGGCTTTCACCTTGTCTATGTTTTGACGAGAGAATCCATATTTATATACAACACAAATAACTAAAAGATAATGGCCGAACAAATAGTATCACCGGGAGTATTTCAAAGAGAAACCGATCAATCGTTCATAACACCTGCTCCAGTAGAAGTAGGTGCCGCAATCGTTGGTCCTACAGCAAAAGGGCCTGTAGAATTTCCAACTGTAGTAACTTCATTTGCAGATTATAAAAATAAATTTGGAACAATTTTTACTTCAGGTTCTGATAATTTAGAATTTTTTACATCAATAGCAGCCCAAAAATATTTTTCTAATGGTGGTAGAAGTTTATTAGTTACTAGAGTAGTCTCAGGATCTGGAAGTGACTGGGATAGAGCCACTAGTACCCATATTTCTGCTTCTGATAAATTATCTACACAACCTTTTTCCTTACAAACTATAGGTGAAGGTACTGTATTTAATAACTCTACAGGATTAACTGATGGAGGTCAACAATTTAAGGATGGATCTTTAGCAACAGGATCTAAAGATAATTTAAGATGGGAAATTAGTGGTATTAATAATACCGCAGGTACTTTTAATTTAAGTATTAGAAGGGGCGATGATAATACTAATAATAAAATTATCTTAGAAACTTTTATAGGATGTAGTTTAGATCCTAAATCTGATAATTATATATCTAAAGTAGTAGGTGATCAATATGCTTCAACCACTACAGAAGAAGGCCAAACATTTGTTAGAATCAATGGTGAATACCCAAATAAATCTAAATTTGTATTTATACAAAGAGTAAACCTATCTACTCCTGATTATTTACAACTAGATGGCACAGTAGGAAATGATGCAGGTGGTACTTCTTATAGTGCTAGCCTTCCTACAGCTACAAGTGGTGCATTCCAGGGGGCTACTGGTACTAATCTCCCAACGTATGCGGGAGGTTTAAAAACTTTTGATGGAATTACTGATACTAATTCACAAGGACTTGTAGGATCTGACTATACAACTGCTTTAAATATCCTTAAAAACAAAGACGAGTATAGGTTTGCTACTCTTACTATTCCGGGTATGTACCAAGCAGGAACATCTCATGCAACAGCAGTAGCAAGTGCTATTGAATTATGCGAAGGAAGAGGAGACGCTTTCCTTATAACTGACCTAGTAAAATACAATGCTTCTTTATCTACTGTAACTTCGGAAGCAGCTGAATTAAATACTAACTTCGCAGGTACTTATTGGCCCTGGGTTTCAGTCCCTTCAACTGAATTAGGTAAAAATGTATGGTGTCCTGCATCTGTAGTAATGCAGGGTGTATATGCTGCTAATGATAGAATAGCAGCACCATGGTTTGCCCCCGCGGGTTTAAATAGAGGTGGATTACCCGTAGTAAGAACCGAATATAAGTTAACACAAGCTTTAAGAGATACACTTTATGATAATAAAGTAAACCCAATTGCAACCTTCCCAAGAGTAGGTCCTGTTGCCTATGGTCAGAAAACACTACAAAAGAAAGCAAGTGCACTTGATCGTATTAATGTAAGAAGATTATTAATCTCTCTAAAGAACTTTATTGGAGATACTTCTAAAAACTTAGTATTTGAACAAAATACAACTGTTACTAGAAATAAATTCTTAAATGCTGTTAACCCATTCTTAGAATCAGTACAACAAAGACAAGGTTTATTTGCCTTTAGAGTCGTAATGGATGAAACAAACAATACAGCCGAAGCTATTGATAGAAATCAGTTAGTAGGACAGATATTTATTCAACCAACTAAAACAGCTGAATTTATAATCTTAGATTATACAATCCAACCAACAGGTGCAACATTTAACGACTAAAAACTTAGGTTTAACATATTTATAACAAAACAACACAACAATGGCAATATTAAGTTCAGCAGATATGTTCTACACAGCTTACGAACCTAAGCTGCAAAATAGATTTATATTCTATATAGACGGTATTCCTGCTTATCTCATTAAATCAGCAGATAAACCCAAATATACCGCAGAAGAAGTGGTTCTTGACCACATTAACGTGAAAAGAAAAGTTAAAGGTAAATCCGATTGGAGTACCATTAACTGTACACTATATGATCCTGTAACTCCTTCAGGTGCACAAGCAGTAATGGAGTGGGTTCGTCTACATCACGAATCTGTAACAGGTAGAGATGGTTACTCTGACTTCTATAAAAAAGATGTTAGATTTAACACATTAGGCCCTGTTGGTGACGTTGTTGAAGAATGGATTTGTAAAGGTGCTTACGTTACGAATGCTGAATTTGGGTCGGGTGATTGGACTTCATCTACCCCAATGGAAATCAGCTTAACCATTGCCATGGATTATGCAATCTTGAATTACTAAGATTCTTAACATAAATAAATTAAGAGGTGCGCAAGCACCTCTTTTTTTTACATATGTATATCC